CCGATGAAGAAGGCGTGACAACTACTGTTACTCACACTGTACAGGATCAAAAGGACGCTAAGACTGCCGCTGACAATGCCGCTCTAGAGGCCACAGAACGCTCTACGCGGGACGATCTCTTGAAGGCTACAGACCATTTTGCACTCTCTGATGTAACAATGTCGGCAGAAATGACCACATATCGGCAGGCACTTAGGGACGTGCCTCAGCAATCAGAGTTTCCGAGCAATATAACTTGGCCTACAAAGCCAGAGTAAAAAAAAGGAGGCTTATGCCTCCTCTCCTTCTTCTGGTGTTTCAACGGGTTCCGGCTGCACTTGTGGTGAAGCCTGCTGCTGAATCTTTTGAATAACTCCCATACTTGCTTTTGCAGGAAGTTCTCCTAGTCCATTGAGAACCATGTTAATCTCGTCCAAAGAAAGGTCGAGTTTAATACTTTCATTTGCCATAATAGAATCCTATTTAAATATATCTTGCCAGTTACCTGTAGTACTTGCGCGAGAGTACTCAGTGGCTCTGTTTTCAAAAAAGTTAGTGTGCTCTACCCCGTTTAGCATATAATCTAGCCAAGGTAAAGGGTTTTCCTCGCTTCCAAAGATTTTCTTCATTCCTAGACCAAGAAGTCTACGATCTGCAATATATCGAATATACTCTTTTACTTCTTCTCCTGTTAGATCTGGTACTTCCGCACCCTCAAAACAGAGGTCGATAAAAGCATCCTCTAGTTCTACTGTGCGCTCTGCGGCACAATAAATCTCATACTTTAGATCGTCATTCCATAGCCCAGAATTTTCTTGAATAAAAGTTCGGAACAACTGGCTCATGCCTTCAACATGAAGAGTTTCATCACGAACACTCCAGGTTACGATCTGTCCCATACCTTTCATCAAGTTATGTCTTGGAAAGTTTAGTAGAATCGCAAAACTACTAAATAATTGTACCCCTTCTGTAAATCCAGAGTAAATCGCCATAGTTTTTGCGATGTTCATTGGAGTATCCATCCCAAAGTGGGAGAGATGCTCATGCTTGTCCATCATTTCCTTATGCTCAAAAAACTTTTGGTACTCATCGTCCCCAAAGCCAAGAGTTTCTAGTAATAATGAATAAGCTTCTTGATGCACGGCTTCCATTGCTGCAAAAGCAACTAGCATCATTCTTACTTCGGGCTGCTTAAATGTCGGCAGATAATGTTTTGCATATCCACAACACACATCTAGATCAGCTTGAGTAAAGAATCTAAAAATTTGATTAATAAGTCGACGATTTTCTGGAGTCAACTTATCCCTATAGTCTCGCAAGTCATCTGCAAGATTTACTTCGTCAGGAAGCCAATGCATATGCTGTTGAGTTTTATAGTGCTCATAAGCCCAAGGATAAATAAAAGGCTTATAATATTCTCTTTCTGTCAATAAATTCATACTACTTTTTCCCCATTCTCAAAGTATTCTTTGAGACTGTTATAACCTCCTATATGAACACCTCCTACAATAATTTGAGGAACTGTTTTACAGTTTGGAAATAATTTACTAAAAGCTACCATAGCTGTTGTCGCGTCTACATACTCTGTTTCCATTCCTTTAGACTCTGCTAGCTCTTTTGCTAAGTGACAAAATTTGCATTCGTCGGTTCCGTATATTGTTATTTTACCCTTCACAAGCAAGGCATCCTTCTTCGTCTATACTATCGAAGATATACTGACGAAGTGCTTCGTCTGATACATTTTCTGCCCTTTTATACGCTTCACTACGCAAATAGTACAGAGTTTTTACTTTCTTTTTCCACGCCATCATGTGAATAGCGTGCAGTTCTTGCTTTGATACGTTCGCAGGAAAAAAGACATTTAGGGACTGACTTTGACAGATATATTCTTGTCGATCGGCTGCAAAATCAATAACCCATCTTTGGTCAATTTCAACTGCGGTTTTGAATACCTCTTTTGTAAGGTCGTCCAAAAACTCAAGATGCTGTACTGAGCCGCCCTGTGTAACGATAGTTTTCCAAACTTCATCATTATCTTCTCCTAGTTCCTGTAAAATATGCTCCAAGTACTCATTCTTTTGTAGGCTGGAGCCTGACTTAGTTTTTTGAGTATATGCATTAGCCCGATAAGGCTCGATACTGGGACTAGTGTTGCCACAAATGATACTAGAACTAGCATTAGGAGCAACAGCCAGCAAATGAACATTACGAACTCCATACCCTTCTGCATCAGGAGCTTCACCCCTTTCTTCAGCCAATCTACGAGTCTCATTTAACGCCTGTGATTTTATGTGCCGAAACATTCTCATGTTTGCACTCTTTGCCATTACACCTTCAAACGGTAAGTGGTGGCGTTGAAGATATGCATGAAAGCCCATTGCGCCCAAACCAATACTTCTTTCTTGCATTGCACTATACGCAGCCTTCCAGAGTTCACGAGGAGCATTTTCAATAAAGTACGAAAGCACGTTATCTAACATGTTCACTAAGTCTGGAATAAACTGTGGGTCGTGCTGCCACTCATCGAATTCTTCTAAATTTACGCTTGAAAGGCAACATACTGCTGTTCTTTCTTCATCTGTAACAAGAGTAATCTCACTACAAAGATTAGAGTGGTGCACTTGTAAGTTTTTATCTTTCTGACACTGAGGTAAGGCATCCTGTACGGTATCTTTAAACATAATGTAAGGCTCGCCAGTTTCTACTCGATTCTGAATAAGCTTTACCCAAAGTGTTTTTGCTGATACAGTTTTAGTAATTCTACCTGAATGAGGATCTATCAAGTCCCAGGAGTCATCAAATCCTTCTTCTCTTGTAGCTCCTTCTATAAGCTCCATAAACTCATCTGAAATAATTATTCCATGATGTAAGTTTGTAGACTTTCTATTAACGTCCCCGCCCGTAGGCTTACGAACATCAAGAAACTCTTCTACTTCTGGATGAGAAATATCGAGGTATGCCGCATAGCTTCCTCTACGAGTAACTCCTTGAGAAAACGCAAGCATTTCTGCATCTACTACTTTTAAGAATGGAATAACTCCTGTACTTTCAGATCCGTTACTTGTTTTTGATCCAACGCTTCGAACGCCATTCCAGCACCCACCAATACCACCACCAACGCTACTAAGAAAAGCATTTTCTGTGTAGTGATTTGTAAGCCCCTCTCTACTATCATCCACGAAATTAAGAAAGCAGCTAATAGGCAAGCCGCGGGTAGTTCCCCCGTTAGAAAGAATAGGAGTACTAAACATAAACCAAAGTTTACTAGCATAATCATATAACCGTTGTGCATGTTTTTCATCATTTGCAAAAGCTTTTGCAGCTCGTGCAAATGCGTCTTGAGGAGATATTTCTCCGTCTATTAAATACCTATCTTGTAGAGTTTTTTTACTAAACTCGGATAGATACCGATCTCGTCGATAATCTACTGTTACATTAAACGACACTTGTTAGTCTCCCTTGAATATCTGATATATTATCAGCTCCGATTGCATCATCGCAATACGTCATTAAATCCATAAGTTCATAGTTTTCTAGTATTTGCTCTGCATTTTCATTCAAAGACTGAATAAACTTATATCTACTATCAATTGGGGTTGCGTCATAAATAGTCATTGCATCCCCATACTGTTGAATTAGCTGTACCGCCCTTTTTGGGCCTATACCAGGGATACCTGGGACATTATCCCCTTTATCTCCTGTAAGGCACTTGAGAGAAATATATTCTTCGGGAGAACATTCATAGTGTTCAGACCAATTGTCAAGCGTAACTTCCTTCCTCGTTACATATGAAAATCGTCCAACATTTTTTTGAATAAGTAAGTCCCAATCTCTATCACTTGAAATAAGCCAGATGTATTCTAACCCATATCTATTTCTTTCTTTTACCAAGTGCGCAGCAATATCATCTGCCTCTACACCCTTATATCGAAGAACGGGATGTCCGGCTTCTTCTAATACATTAAGTGATGCTTCGAACTCTTCGAAGAACTCTTCAAATGCCATTCTTTCTTCATCTGTTTGTTCTGCAAACTTTTCTTTTCGATTTTGCTTATATTCAGAGTTAATACCTTTTCTATAACTAGAGGAGCCCCAATCTGCTGCAATAATTAAATTTTTACAGTCATAAGACTTTGCTAGGCTCTCTACAGTTCGTTGATAATCATATCGAAAGTCTGTTCTGCCTTGATGCTTCCATCGAAATGCTAAATTTAAGGCATCTACTATAAGCGTGGTTTTGTCACTTGGATTTACAATTTTTTCGCTAAAACTGAATGCCATTTTTTAAAAACTCCACTGTTTCCCATTCTAACCAATGTTCTGCTACTAAAATGAAGCAGCTTAAAAACTGTATAAACATCCAGTCTTCGGCAATTCTGGGCTGTAAATTTGTAACAACAAAAACGGGAGATCGATTATACTTAAAGAAAAGTAAAGGTTCTTGATCTCCATTTGCCGCTTGTTGTTCTACTTTTTTCCACCAGCGAATAAGATTGTTAGTCTTTTTCGCAGTAAATATCTTATCAGAGAGAGGAGACTCAGAGTAGTTTTTTACTTCAATACAAAATCTGTTTTTTTCGTTTGGAACGTACAAGTCTCCTTTTAAATACTCAAGAGCGCCTGAATTAGGCACTCTTTCAAATTGTAAACTTGTATGCTCTCGAAGCATATCTCGTACTAAATATTCTCCTCTGGCTCCTTTTGCCCTACTGTCAACCATACTATACTATTTCTCCAAGTACATCGAGTTTTTCTCTGTACTCCGCGATTTTTCCCAGCTCGGATTCTAAGGATTCCATTATGTTTGGATGCTCCCCAATACCTGCTGGATTCCTAAGAAATACTTCTACATTTGCTTGATGGTATTGAATCTTCCCCTTCAAGTAGTTTCCCATGCTGGACTCTAGTATCTCTCTCAAATCTATTTCGTTCATCCTTTAATTCCTTTTCTTTTGCTTTAACCAATAACCATATTCTACGTTGGGACGCTAGTCTATTGCTCATTCAAGGGCGCTCACATTTTCTCGCTTTACGACTTCAATTTTCTCTAGTAAGGGATGAGTCCACCCGTGACTAACTACATAGGTATTTAGATTTTCTTCGCCTAGTAATACTTCTACTAACTTCTCTCTACCTGTCTCATCTAGTACGTTTATGACTTCATCTAAGAAGAGAATATTGATTCGTGACTTAGAAATACTACTCATTAACTTTCTTATCGCTATAAGAGTAGCTGTGTTTACTCTTGCTAACTCTCCAGAAGAAAGAGCAAGAATGTCGACAATGTTTCCATTGTCTGTTATTTGCACGTTTAGCTTATCATTACTTACAACAAACTCAAGAGTAAAACGCCCGTCTGAAAGTTCTCCAAGATAAGTGTTTACTAATTCTTCGAGTTCTTTTACTAGGTTTTCAATCTTATAAGCAATTAAGCCGTTTGTGCTAAATGCTTTTTTTAATACTTCTAAGTTAGAATATACACTTTCAACTTTATCCAAAGCTTCTTGTGCTTCTTCCAACTGTTCCATAAAACTATCTGTTTGTTCTTGGATTACTTGGAGTCGGGTGTTTTGCTTTGTTCTTCTTTCATTTTCCGCTGTTGCATCCGCCACAGACTTTTGCATCGAAACCAAGTCAGTTCGTACTCTTCCGAGGCGGCTTTCAAGCTCTCCTTTATCCAAGACGGCCACTGGGAGATCTCTGTCAATGCTTCGATAAAGGTCTTCCCAATCTCTTTGCATTTTGTTTTTATACTCGAAACGCTCATTGTTTCGTTTAATTTCTTCAATTCTTGTCGTAATTTCACTCATTTTCTCCTGTGCGAAGGAAATCTTTCCAGCTTCTTCCATAATCAGTGTTTGTTTAAAATCTTCTTGTACAGTCTGCTCACAAGTTGGGCATTTATCGTGTAACTCTTCCAACTTTTTCATCAATCGTCTTGACCCCGTTACGACCCCGTTGAGACTTCCTAATTCGGATTGTAGCGTGTCATAAGACTCTTTTGCAGACACTTCAATATTTTGTACTTCTTGAATATCAATCTGCTTGAGTAGGCTAATATACTGATTATTTTTTGAGATTTTTTTATTTTTTTCGGAAATATTTTCAATTTCTTTTGTTAATGAACGGAATTGATTCTCAAGTTCTACCGTGTCATTTTCAATTTTTAACATTGGCAATACATTCGTATCACTCAATTTATTATCTGATAACCACTTTTCTACTGTTGCAATTTTAGAACGTATCGCAGAAACTTCAAGCGATAGGTTTTTCGATACATTTTTAAACATTTCAAAAAGTTCTACATATTCTTCAAGGTGCAGAAGGTCTATCAGAAACTTCTTACGAGTAGTATCTGTAGCAGTTAGAAACTGCAAGCTCGCATTTGTGTTCTGATATACTAGCTGAGAAAATGTTTTGAAGTCAGTGCCAATAACTTCTTGAATAGTTTTAAATGTATTTGTTGCAGTATGGCTAGAAACGTCGATACCATTTTTTAGAAATGCAACTTTAATGCTTGCTTTTCTATCAATTGATACTACATACTCATCCTCATCTTTTGTAAACTGAAGATTTATATTATAGCCTTTATTTACATATCTATTGGGTATGTCTGCTTTTTTAATGCCCTTTGAATTTTTATTAAAAAGAGCTTCCTCAATAATTAACGGTATGGACGATTTGCCCATACCGTTAGTACCAATTATTTGAGTCACCGTATTTTCTTCTAGATCCAGTTCATTTCCTGGCCCGTAGCTAAAGCAGTTATCCCATTGAAGTTTTTTGAGCGTAATCATTAAAAGTGCCTACTATATTTTGAATTTTTTCATCTTCTAATTCCAAGATGTAAGCTAGATACTCTACTAACTCTTCTTGGATGCTCATTTCTTTACTTATTACTAAAGCTGCTTCACTGTTTCTCTTTACTACCTTTTTGTCTAACAATTCATTATTTTTTACACTTGCTAAATCTTGAATATCGCCTTCTAACTCGTAGATAGTGTGGTGATACTCAGTAGGAACCATTTCATTTGGATCTACTACTGTCTTGCGAATAAGCTGAGGAAGCTCAAAAGGTTCCCAGATCCAAGTCCAGCCGTTTGGATTGATTAAAATATACCCTGTTTTAACTTCCGTTCTGTGAAAGGAAGTAGTCATTGGAGACCCTGGGTACACTATATTTTTTTGACTATTGCTATGTGCGTGTAAATCTCCTGCAAATACAATTGGAAAGTCCTCAAATCTGTCTAAGTCCACCTCTGGCTTGACATGGGGAGGTATTTCTCCTCGTACATGAGTAAAAAGTGGTGCTGTTGATATAAATTTTTCAATGCTCCCTTCTCTATGCAAGTCGGCATAAGGAAGAATACTAAAACTAAAATCTGAATCATAGTAGGAAATATCTGCTATTTTTACTAAGGGGTTTATATCCCTAGATACCTGCTTTAATTGTGTAAAGAATGTTTTGTTTTTCTTTGTTGCTTCATGGTTGCCGTCATAGATGATTGTTGGAATCTTTACTTCCCGAATAAACGAGAAGTAAAGTTCTAACTCTTCCATATTCGGCAGACGGTCAAAAAGGTCGCCACCTATAATGTGCATGTTGCACTGTTGTTCGAGAGAATGAATCTGCTCGAAAAATAACTTGTAGCGATTTAATGCCCACTCACGCGGTACATTTTTTTGACCCAGCTTTAAATGCCAATCTGCCGTAAACAGAATCATGAAATGGCAAACTCCGCATCAAGTGCTTCATCATCAATTTCATTTGTGTCTGCCTGACGTACTCGGTCAAGAAGTTCTTTCTGAGCATCAGGAGTAGGACGAGGCATAACATCATCCATAGACTTCAGACTTGCAACAAGCTCCAGCTCGTCATCATCAAGAGCACGAGGCTTGCACTTCAATACCTGAAGCTGATACTCTACATTATAGGGCAGAGGGCCAGTCTTGACTCGCTTGAACTTAACGTCCCAGCCAGTATCAGCATCGGTAGGATCGCCCAGGTCTTCAGCAGCGGTGAGAATTTGTTCCCACAACTTCTTCTTCAGGTTTACAATTTTAACTTCGCCATTGTCAATGCACTGCATGACATAGCTCCAACCACACTTGAGATCGGGGTAGTATTCACGAACCCAATCTTTCTCTTTGTTATTAAATCGCTCTTCGTTCCTATCAAATGACAAACACTCCAAAGGAATATTTTTGTCATTCTCTCCTGTAATCCAGTAAACGTATCGAGCAAGAATATCGCCAACAAGACGAATGGAATTATCCCCGTCTCGATAGCTGTAAGTAGTAATACTTGATTTTTGGGCAGAGCCCTTTGACTTATTAAAAGTTAGTGCCATTGTGTTTTCTCCTGTGGGACTTCTTCATATAGAAAATGCAGTTTCTCATCTTCGATATAAAGTAGCCTATCATTATTTTCTAAGTGTTCAAAAGGATCTATTGGAACTTCCAAAAGATCTATGCTAGTATCGCCAGAGGCGAAGTATTCTCCGAGAGACCGCATACTTGCTAAAGCTAAGTATACAGCGATATCACGGCGAGAATGTCTAAACGAGTTGTACAAAAGAACATCAGGGTGCACCAAAAAAGAGTCCCCTATGAAGTTCATTGTATAAAACTTATATATGGGATCGTACTTATTTTTAGGTATACTATTTTTGGTAAGCATCTCAAATATTGTAAAAATACTTGATGGCTCGCCATTTGATATCGTGAAGATCTTTTTCCAGTCGTATAGAAGCATATATTATACTAAAAATATAGTTCGCTGTCAAGAACTATTTTTCTATCCTATTTGTTCAATTTTCCAGCCCTGTTTCATGTAATATCCCATTCTATTAGATGCCTGCTTTCGAGCAGTATTTCCCTTTAAATGAATATCTATAACTACAGGGGTTTGTTTTCCTTCTTGCTCTCGAATAACTCTTCCGATGAGCTGTGTAAGTAGGGGCTCGTTGTTGATAGGGGTACCGAGTATAAGGACAGATAGGGAATTAACTGAAATCCCCTCACTAAATATTGCTTGAGTACCAAATAAAATGTTTTTATTTCCATAATTAATCTCATTGAGAAGTGTTTCTCTCTGCTCATGCGGAACCTCACCTGTAACACAAATTGCATTATCTCCAACCAGTTCGGCGCAGCTTCGTAAAAAATGCACACGATCCGATACCACAAGTACTTTGTGGCCTCGTGCCGCATAAGTTGCTGCAAGAAGTGCAACTGTGTGCCGGTATTCTTCATTGTTTGCAAGGTTCGTTACACGATTTGCCCAAGGAATACGAGCTCCATCCATAAAACGTATTTCTGATTTTACTATTTGTATTTTTGGCGTCATGAAGTTTTCTTTCGGGGGTTTGAATATTTTGCTGCCAAAGTAATCACGAAAGACTACATGCTTGCCGTCTTTTCTTTCAATCGTACCAGATAATCCTATCTTGTAGCGAGCATAGTTTGTGTCGATGACTTTGGAAAAAGTTGGACTACTTACATGGTGCATTTCATCCAGTATAATTGTTCCAAATTCTTTACGAATCTTTTCAATATTGCGGTATAAACTCTGAGTGTTCCCAATTACAATAGGAGCATCAAGATCAAACTTACCGCTTCCTATGATTCCAGGCGTAAACTCATAGACTTTTTCTACTTCTTTTGCCCACTGATTCCTTAGAGGAACTGTGTGTACAATAACAAGTGTTTTTTGTCCGAGTTTTCCGGCTATCGCCAACCCCGTGAAAGTCTTTCCCCAACTTACCCACGCGTTGATGATGCAGTTATCATCGAGCTCGTCATAGACGGCCTGTTGTGATTCTCGTAAATCAAACTTAAAATCAGGAAAATCAACAGGCACATCAATCCTTTTGTCAACAATTTCATAGTCATCTGGTATTAAATCCGTTCTTCCAATAGGTATAGTTACAAGATTCTCTCGAATCCGTGCCATATTTTTTATAACAATAGGAGGGTCATTCGGATTTTGAGAAGGTATTTTATAGGTTAGCTCTTTACTAAGGAACTCTTTATATTCCCTCGTTACTTCCAAATAAATTCTATTGCTAATTACTGCTTTCATAAACCTAAATCTGTTTTTGCGGTTATATATTGCTTAACGAAATCACTTCGTACAATATCTTTTATATCAAAGTCAATAAAGTCAAACTGCTCCATTGCTTTTAATATTCTTACAAAATCTTTTAGCCCGTTCTTTTGAAGATCTGATTGCCTAAAATCTCCACAGAAAAGAACTCTACATCCTTGTCCTATTCGTGTAATGATTGAGTCTAGCTCATGAAAACTCATATTTTGACACTCATCAATTAGAATGACCGCGTTTCTTAGTGTAACGCCACGAATAAAAGAAGTAGTCATAAAGTGCACTAATCCTTTTGTCTTGAGTATTTCATAGGCATCTCCCCTTTGAAAAAGTTCTATACAAATATCTTTGTAGGGCTCCTCATATACCGAGGCTTTCTCTTTCTCATTTCCAGGAAGAAATCCTATATCACGGGTTGGTACTGCACTTCTTATAATTACTAATTTTTCATATAACCCCTTTGTCATATCATCAAATGCTAAATAAGACGATATAAAAGTTTTTCCTGTTCCTGCTACTCCGTGCAGCATTAGGTTTTTGGAACTTTCGAACGCAATTACTTGATTCTTAGTAAGAGGTTCGATTTCTTGTAGATCTAAGTTTGCTCCCGCAAGAGTCTTTTTTCTTCTAGCCATAATTTTATACTTTTCTTCGAGTGTCCTTTAATTTTTCTTCGGAGTACTCATATAATAGCCAAGGCAATCCGCCTATATGTAAAACACCCGCCCAAGTTGTTTCTCGGGCAGGTGGTCGGGGTACGGTAAAAGGAGAGTTAATACCTTTTAACCATAAAACAGAAGCTGTTCCCTTTAACTCGACTTTTCGTATTTTATAATATTTTAGAGAAGAGTTCATTGTCTTTTGATAGATAAAAGGAGTACCATTACTATCAATAAAATACTTTGTAGTTTGCTTCAATATTCCAATTAAGGAATCTACTGAGTATCTTAGAGAAACAAGCTCTGTAAAATGAGTTTGTAGACGACGAATGCCGAGAGAAGCCCCCGGCATATTTTTATCATCTACTACTTGATTATCAATTAAAAGCAGTCCGTCTATAGTTTCCCAATTGCTGTTAGGAAGGATAAAAACTGGAAATTTAATCTTCTTTATTTCTTTGTAGGTAACGATCAATTTTACGAAATCTTTTATTATATTTACGCTTGAGCTTTTTTCTTATACCTGCTCGCCAATTGAATAGACTTTTGGATTTACGAGATAGTGCATCGTACTCGTCTCCGCCTTTCATTTTAATACGTTTCATACATTTTCTCAAACTTACCCATAGAGTAATCCTCCCCTACTTCGAAGTCGCATCCAACTGGAGCACCAGAAATAGACACTCCTCTATCTAGTTGAATAAACTTTTGTAACATTTCAGAATAAAAATCAATCTCGTCTTCGGGTACCTCTGCTAAGATAGAATCGTGCACAAGGGCAAAGATTCTTGCTTTCATTTTTTGAGACTTAATAAACTGTCCCATGTCTATAGCACCTAAAAGGTTAATATCACTAGCAGTAGACTGCACCAGAAAATTAAGACCAGACCTAATGCTATGACTTTTGATGCCTGCGTCTGTTGATGAGACATTCGGCAATCTCCTTTTACGGCCAAAGAAACTATAGATAAATCCATTGTGCTCAATAAATTTTTGATTATTGTCAATCCATTTTCTCAACTTATGAAAGGATTGAAAGTAGTCATCAATAACTTCTTTTGCCTCTTGTTGGCTAAAATAAGTGCCCGAGTCTTTAGTAACCTGCTCACTAAATTTTTTCGGGCCTGCGCCATACATGATGCCAAATGTTACTGCTTTCGCTGCCTGCCTTTGTGTTCCGTACAACTCTGCGACATCTTCAACGTCACAGGGCAACTTAAATACTGTTTTTGCAATTGTACTGTGAAAGTTACCACCGCTACGAAACACATTCATAAGGGCTTCATCTTCGGCCAGTTTTGCAGCAACATATACTTCTGCAGTTGTTAAGTCCATTGCCACGATCTTATGTCCTGGCGCTGCTTTAATACACCCCTTGACAATAGGATTGTCCCGAGGCAACTGCTGCATATTTAACTTACCACTACTTGATAGACGACCAGAAGTCGTACCATGTAGATTAAAGTTTGTTCTCAACCTACTATCTCTATCAAGTTGAGGAATAATCTTATCAAGATAGGTATTCTTGATTTTAGACTTTTGTCGAATATCCAAAATAAGTGCAGGTACTTCAGACTGATTAGATAAATCTTTCAGAACTTCTGCATCTGTAGAGTCTGCTCCGGTACCGGTCTTTTTACCTGTAGGATGCAAACCTAGCATATCAAATAGTAACTTACGAAGCTGTAGTGTACTATTCGGGTTGAAATCTTTTCCCTGTATCTCTTCAAATTTACGAATCTTTGGATTTTTATACAGGGTACGAATAGCTTCGTCAATGTCTTCTTGCATTAAAGACTGAGACTTCAACAGTCGCATCTTATCAAAAGGAACCCCATTGTCTTGAGTATCAGTTAAAAATCTACAACCTGGGATAAGAATATTATTGTATACCCATGCCAGCTTTTTGTTTTGCTTAATTTTTATAAACTTTTCGTAAATTAAAAATGTACATACAGCATCCATTGCTGCATATGTTTTCATTACATCAAAAGGAATAGACTGCCACTGAAAGTCTCCTTTTAGTATGCCGTGTTCTTTTCTATACTGCTCAATCCAGTCATACATGGGCTTTTCATAGTCCCCGTATGGAGTATATTTTAAAGACAACTGTTTCAATCCATGTCCGCCAGGGTTTTCATCAATTAGATAATGCAGCAACATGGTGTCTTCAAAGCTCGGAAACTTGAAGTTGAAATGATACTCAAAAAATGCCATATCAAACTTGGCATTATGAAATACTACTGTTTTTTCGTCGAATAGCTGTTGTAGTAGCTGTTCAGTGGTATCATCAAAGCAATCGGTATCAATATAAGCACCGAACCTGCCATTATAAGAAAGACTAATACCCAACATATGACCATTTCTAGGATAAAGCCCAGTTGTCTCAGAATCGAGAGCCACATATCTACATGGGTCTTTGATGGCAGCCTTGATAAATTCATTTGCTTCTTCCGTGTCCTGTATCCCAAAAGCAATACTATTGTCTATAATAATTTCTTCTACTTCTCCTCGAATATAAGAAATGATACTGTCCTTCGAGGACTCCCACGTATTTCTTGCTTCGGGTTTAAAGGCAAGCATTGCAGGATTAATAACTGGTAAGAATTTACCTTCAACTTTCTTACCGGAATATTCTGTAACAGAGTTAATTTTGGTAAAATATTTGAGGGAATCTGACCCTACAAGAATAATCCAATCATACAGATCAGTATCAATCTGTATGTCACAATCTCTCTTTAATACTTTTTTAATGTTAGGGTCCGAGCACAGTTGAAATTGGTCAAAATCAAATGCACCTCCGAACTCATAACTAAAATCTGTTCTACTTGGTTTGGTCTCTATTAGAGCGACCTTAGGGCTCGTCATATAAATACTCCTATGAGTAAAGTTTTTGTTTCAATTTTTGTACTTGATTTTCTGATAGACCTCCTGGGTCGTTGTCCGGTATATTAATATTTCTTGTCATAAGATCTACATTCTCACACATTTGCTTTACATTTGCTGCTGCTTTCTGTCCCGCTTCATCGCCGTCAAAGAATACTACAGCATGTTCTACTCCTTGTAGCCGAAAGATAGACAATTTATCTTCATTAATATTTCTTGTACCAAAACAACATACTGCATTTGTTAATCCTTTATCATGCAGATTTATCATATCGTAGATTCCTTCTACAAGAATAACACTGCCCTGTATCGGGACTACCTTCGAAGGATACAGCGGCATTCGTGCCCCAGGCGGATTGATAAGATACTTAGGAGTACCTCCAGTCATGTGCCTTGCATTGAAAGCTACAATCTTTCCTGATATGTCACGAATAGGAAACACAACTCGACCAATAAAATGTTCATGGTCTTGAAATGCTTCAAACTTACGGTAAGTATCTGGTTTGATTCCTCTCCAGTTTCCAACGTAAGGTAATGCACTTGGGGGAAAAGGCAAGCCCACACTTTCAGCTCTCTTCTCACGAATTTTTTTCTTAATAAGTTCTCTG